AGCCTGGGACGCCGCGTGGACTGATCGCATGTGCGGCTGTGGCGTTAGTGTGTCGCTGTCCTGTGCCAACCCACTGCCATGATCCGCTGCCGCCTGCATCATCTGAAGGCCCGTTGCCGCGAGCGTGGCTACACGCTGGAGCAGGTGCGGCCGTGCATCGTCAGCGAGGAAGGCGACCGCCTGGTGGTTGATGAGACGCACCCGGCGTACCCGCGAGCGAAGCCGGGCGTGTCGCTGATTCAGAAGGCCGCGAACTTCGCCACCTCGGCCGCAAAGCACGTTGCCGCCGGGATGCCCCAGTGCAGCGACGCCGAGCGGGAGCGGCGGTTCGCCATCTGCCAGGGCTGCGAGTTCTACGACGGCTCGGCGTGCTCGAAGTGCGGCTGCCCGGTCGTGCGGGAGTCGCGGTTCGTGAGCAAATTGTCATGGGCCAACGAGAAGTGCCCGGTTGGCAAGTGGGGGCCGGAGGAGGTCGGTTGACGCCTACCAGATCCATGGCACGATCCCGGAAACCACGGAGAACTGCCATGGCAAAGACCCCTGACATCGTCGCGGAGATCGCCCAGACAGTGCGGCGGCGGCAGTCATCGCGATGGTACGAGCGGGCGGCGGCGGAGCACCGCGAGACCCTGGCCGCCATCGCGGCGGCCTACAAGGCTGGCCAGTTCGGTACGGCAACCAAGCCGGCGGCGGATGCGATCAGCGCGGTGCTCAAGTCGCGGGGGATCGCCGACATCGGATTCAACGGGGTGACGATTTGGCTCAAAAGCCTGTGAAGCAGATCGTGGCCGAGGTGGCTGCCAAGGCCGCCGGTGACAAGGGCCTCACGATCGAGGAGGTCACGAAGCGCGAGACCGCCGACGGGCTGGAGGCCCGCAGCGTCTCGGCCCGCATCCGCACGGTCGAAGACCTTCTGCGGCACATCGAGGCGGACATGGAACGCTTCGAGGTCGCCCAAAGCGAGGCCACGAAGTGGGAGGGGCTGACAGCAGACCGCGAGACCGGGCAGCCGGTCGTGACCGAGCTGCACCGCGTCCATGTGCGGCTCAAGCCGCGCGGCGGGCCGACCACGCGGGAGTGCGTCGAGGCGATGATCGAGGCGGCGAAGGCCGACATCCGCAAGCCGATCAAGCCGCGGCCCAGGTACACCAAGCCGACCGACCAATGGGCCGTGCTCGTGCTCGCCGACCCCCACTTCGGCAAGTACAGCTGGAGGCGGACGGCCGGGGCCGACTACGACCTCGACATCGCGGCCCAGCTCGTGCGGGAGGCGTCGGCGGAACTGCTCGACACCGCAACCCGCTACCGTCCCGGCCGGCTGACGGTGGCCACGCTCGGCGACGTCTACCACTACGACTCGCCTGCCGGCACGACCACGAAGGGCACGCCGCTGGAGCGGGACGGCCGGCTCCAGAAGATGCTCAACGTCGGCACCGATTCGCTCCTGGCGATGATCGACGCCGCGGCGACGGTGGCCCCCGTGGACACGCTGGTCGTGAACGGCAACCACGACGAGACGCTCACCTACGGCTTCCAGCGGATCCTCGTGGAGCGGTTCCGCAACGACCGCCGCGTGCGAGTGGAGCAGGAGTACACGCCCAGGAAATATCTCGACCACGGCAAGAACCTCCTCGGGTTCGCCCATGGCCACAAGGCCAAGCGCAAGCTGCCGCAGCTCATGGCGATCGAGGCGGCTCGCTGGTGGTCGAAGTGCCCGTACCGCGAGATCCACACCGGGCACCTCCACCACCAGGCGGCGGAGTGGTCGCGGCCGATCGAGACCTATGACGGCGTGCTGGTCCGCGTCGCCCCTGCCCTGTGCCCTCCCGACGACTACCACGCCGTCGAGGGCTTCATCGGCAACCGGCAAGCGATGGAGCTGTTCGTCTACGACGCGGCCGGCGGGCTCAACGCGATGCACGTGGCCGGCCCGAGGATGGAGGCATGAGGCTGCCCGACGACTACCTCGTGGAGTGTGAAAAGCGGGCGAGGCGATTCATGGGGCAGTGGACGGGCACGAGCGGATCACTGGCGGCGGACGTGATGAGGCTATTGAAGGAGCGACAGGAAATCATGGCGAGCATGGACGAAATCAATGCGGGCATCCGCGAAGCCGTGGCGGCCCGCATGGCTGGCACACCCGCCGACGACCAGAAGCTCGAGGGCTACAAGCCGCACCCGCTGGCGGGCTGCAAGCCGGCCGAGGCCGCGGCCGCCGCGGTGCTGTCCGACGTGTGGTCCTCCGGATGCGAGGCGTGCGAGGGCAGTCCGTTCGTGGCGAAGGCCCGCACGATGGAGGCTTCCTCGCGTGCCACCGCCTCGGCCGAGCCCGTGGCTCGCGAAGCCCTCGACATGCCGCCGGAGTTTCTCGACAGGATCAAGCATCTCGACATCAAGCCGGCCACGCCGACCGCACCCGCGGAGTTCAAGGTGGAGCGGATCGGTGCCACGATGAGCCAGGAGCAGCTGGATGCGGCATGGGCGGCGATCAAGAACCGTCGCGAGGAAATGATGGCGAGGATCCGCGGCGAGGGCGAGCCGATCCAGACGGAGGTCATCACGCCGCCGCAGCGGCCGCGGATCATCGGCCTCGCCGGCCCGGCCGGCTGTGGGAAAAACCTTGTGGCCAGCATGGTGCCGGACGCGGTCGTGGTCCATATCGCCGACCCGATCTACGCTGCCCTCTCGGCGATTCTCGGGATACAGGACACCGTGCTGCGGCAGAGGGCGACCAAGGAACGGCCGATCGACTGGCTGGGCAAGTCGCCGCGGCAGCTGCTCCAGACCCTCGGCACCGACTGGGGCCGGACGCTGGTGGCCGAGGACATTTGGCTGCGGATCGCGAGGCGTCGGATCGAGGAACTGGCCGCCAGCGGTGTCTCGACTGTGGTGATCGCCGACGTCCGCTTCGACAACGAGGCCGACATGGTCCACAAGATGGGCGGCGAGGTCTGGGGCGTCGATCGTGGTCCGCCCGCAGGCGTATCGCCGCATGTCAGCGAATCCGGCTTGTCGCCCGGCATGGTCGATCGCGTGATCGACAACACCGGCACGCCGGACCAGACCCGCGCGAACGTCGCCGCGATTCTCGCGAGCGAGTGATCCACCACCCCCTGATTCCCCGGGTGTTCCGCACCCGGGGCCATATCTGGACAGGCGTACAATGAAACGGAACCGAGGAGCGTGGCTGTGAGCGGACGAGTCGAGGAGTCGATGTTCCGCCGCACGGCCACCGGCCGGGAGGCGATGGCCCCGGCCGGCGAGACGAGCCAGCACGTCCACTACCAGCCGCTCCGACGGGCCGGCATCGGGACGATCACGAGCAAGAAGGGCGTGGACCGCGACTTCTACTACTACCTCTCCCTCACGCTGGCCGGGGCAGGCGGTGATCCATCGAAGGCGCTCGTGCCGTTTTGCACGCCCGCCCAGGCCAAGGAACTGCACGAAAAGGGACTGATCAAATGAGCGTTTCCGATGCCCCCGTCGCCGTCGCCTCGCACCTCCCCGCCTCCGGGCCGATCGCCCGGGCGGCTGCCTTCATCTATGCCGCCCAGTCCGCGGCTGCCGACGGCCTGACGTGGCGGGAGTTCGGCGAGTTGTCACTGGCCCTCGTGCGGTTGCTGGTCGAGAGCTACGAAGACGTCAAGGACATGAGTGGCGAGGCGAAGAAGGCCGCCGTGCTGGTCGCTGTGGCCGACCTTTTCGACGCCGTCGCCGACAAGGCCGTTCCCACGGTCCTCTGGCCGGTGTGGATGCTCGCCCGGCCAGCGGTTCGATCGCTCGTCGTGGCCCTCGCTGCCGGTGCGGTGGAACAGGTCCTCTCACTCGTGAGGGCCTGATGCTCGACAACGTCCGGCTGCTCGTGGAATGGGCTCCCCTGCTCGGCTACGGCCGGCGGCTGTCGGCCGCCACCGACGACCGGCAGCGGGCCGAGGTGATCGCCGACGCCCTGGAGTGGCTCGCGAGCCGGACGGTCAATCGCCAAGACGACGAATTCGCCCGCCTGCTGGCGGCCGTGCTGAAGACCCAGGAGGGCGCGGCCCTCGCAGGGTTCATCGCCGACAAAGCCGCGGAGATGGAGGAGACGAAGTGAACTACATGACCCTGGCCCAGATCGTGATCGCCGTCGGACTCGTCGGCTACGGCGTGGTCGTAGGCGTGCAGCAGCTCCGCGGCCGGCTTGGCCGGCGGACCCGGACGCGGGTGGACGATCTTCGCCTGGTGATCGACCTCGCGGCCCGGCTCCGGGACACGGGGCACACCGATGCCGTGGCCGTGTGCGAGCAGCTGACGCACGAGCTGCTGAAGCCGGAGGCCAAGGCACCGTGAGGCCGCTCGCCTTCATCGCCGCCGGGCTGCTACTGCTGACGCTTCCGCGCGTCGAGTGGGGCCGCGTCGCGCCGTCGGCGGCCGACGCCGCGGTCTACGTCTACGAGAAGGACGATGGGGCCGTGCCCGCCTACGTGACCGTGGCGATCAACAAGCTGAACCGCGAGCGGAAGGTGGTCGCCACGCTCCTCGAGGCCGACACGACCGACGGCGACGGCGACGTTCCCGAGCAGTATCGCGCCGCCCTGGATGCGGCCCGCAAAGCGGGGCTGCCGGCGGTCGTCGCCCTCGCGGGCCGGACGGTGCTGCGGGTGACGCCGAAGCCGGCGAGCGAGGCGGCGGTGATGGAGGCCGTGCCGTGATCGACATCCACCACGGCGACTGCCGCGAAGTCATGGCGACGCTCGACGCCGAGAGCGTTGACGCCATCGTGAGTGACCCGCCATACGGCCTGTCGTTCATGGGCAAGGGCTGGGATCACGGCGTCCCTGGCGTGGAGTTCTGGACCGAAGCTCTCCGCGTGGCGAAGCCAGGAGCCCACCTGCTCGCGTTCGGCGGGACTCGCACCTATCACCGGCTCGCGTGTGCCATCGAGGACGCGGG